GATAAACCGAGTGTTCCACGACCTCAAACATGACTTAATCATGCTGAACCCACGCGAAAACTACGCAAAGGAGAGCGATTAAGAATTTTTATATATCTTTAGATATATCCCAAAAACCCACGAAAAATAATTGATTAAATGTTTGCATGATATGAGAAAAGTATGTATCTTTGCCCTCGCTTACAACACGGTAGTTTGTCTACTCACGAGGGCCATGCGTGTAAAATTGTTGGCTAACAAGTCTTACAGCCAACGCTGCGCGTGGTAAGAGATACACTTTTTGGAAATGTTTGAGAAATCAAGCGATTGCCTTTGAGCGTAACATCTCTACCCCTCCGTGAGTAGCCGTGTTGTAAGCAGCGCAAAAAGGCAGTCGCTTTCCTTTGCCTACAACTTAAACATTTCAATCATGAGTAAGCAAAAAGAAAAGTTCCTCACGATTGAGGAAATGCGAGAAGTTCAGAACGCTTGGGCTATGATAGCCCGCAAGTTTGAAACCCGAATTGAAGAAAGGAGGGTAGCATGAGCGACCAGGTAAAGCCGTTAGTTGTGGAAGTTCCCGTAACTGACCCCGAAAGGCAAGAAGAGTTAATCATGGAGCGTTGCACCTTCGCCTTATTGGTGATGATGGTTGCAAGCAATTCTCTCGAAGACTTTCTGAAAGACAAGCCTGCCGAAGACCGAGCCTATTACGGCAAGGTGTGGGACAATCAGAAAGCCGTACCTGTTGGCATATTGTTTAACCGACCAAACTTTGAGGGCAAATGAAAGCGTTCTTTGAAATTATGATGGCCGACTATCGTAGCGAGGGCTTCAGTCGTGCCGAGTGGGTAAAATTTGGTATTATCGCCCCCATTGTTTACATTTTAATCACAGCAATAGTATGAGCGAAATTCAAGTTTTCAACAATCCGCAGTTCGGAGCAGTCCGGACTGCGGGCACGGCAGACGCTCCGATGTTCTGCCTTGCTGACGTTTGCAACGCTATCGGGATAACCAACGCCCGAAACGTTAAGAACCGATTGGACGCTGAGGATGTCCATTTGGTGGACACCCCTACCGCCGGAGGTACACAACAGATTACCTTTGTAACTGAAAGCGGTCTCTATGACGTAATCATCCGCTCGGATAGCGAACAAGCCAAGCCGTTCCGAAAGTGGGTAACGTCGGAAGTATTGCCAAGCATCCGCAAGCATGGAATGTATGCAACGGAAGCAACGGTCGAAAGTATGCTCAACGACCCCGAAAACGCTATCCTCATGCTCCAAGCCTACCAAAAGGAGCGCAAAGAGCGTTTGGCAGCACAGCAGGAGGTGGAGCGACTGGAGCAGAAGGAACTGGAGAACCGCCCGAAGATAGTCTATGCCGATGCGGTGGAAGGCTCTACGTCTTCATGCCTTATCGGTGAACTTGCCAAGATGATAGCACAAAACGGCTATCAGATAGGCGAAAAGCGGTTGTTTCAGTGGTTGCGCGATAATCATTACCTTTGCGCTTATGGTGAAAGGTTTAATCAGCCTTATCAGCAGTATATCGAGCAAGGGTTGTTCACGATGAAGCAGAACGTGTTCAGCGTGAACGGAGAAATGAGGACGCGCAATACTACGAAAGTCACGGGCAAAGGTCAGATATACTTCATCAACAAGTTTCTGAATGCTCCTGCGACGTGAGTAAACCTCTATCATATAAACACCCGACATATAGAGGCAGAAAACATATACCTTTTGCCAAAGAAAACATATACCTTTTGCCAAAGAAACATATACCTTTTGCCAGAGAAAGGTATAGGTTTCCTGAAAAAAGAAATATAGGTTGAACAATTAAAACGATACGACAATGAGTAAAGTTAAGTACAGAGTTCGGGAGTACAACCCGACGAGTGCCCAGCAGGGCAGCCACAGCTTCTTTGCCGAAGCAGTGATTAACAACGAGATCACCAACGCCGAGTTGGCTGAAAAGATTGCCGCTCGTACTGGCGTAAAGGCTTACGAGGTGACAACGGTCATCGCGGCCATCGCTGACATCGTGAGCGAGGAGGTGTTGGAGAGCAACCGCATTAGCCTTGCCGACCACACGGGCACAAAGATGGTCAGCATCTACCCGAAGGTGAACGGCAGCGTGAGTGATGCCGACATCGAGCGCGAGACCACTGCTGCCCACACGGCTGACCCAAGCGTTCCCGTCCGCACCCGTGCCGAGGAAAGCGACCTGACTACCGACCGCCTTAATTGGGTGCTTGGTGCCACAATCGGCGTGAAGTTCAGCAAGCAGTTTGCACTCAGCAAGCAAGCACAAAAGGTTAAGATGGTGGCAACCGACACAGCCATCCCCAACGACGACGAACCCGCACAGGGTGGTAACTCTGGCGGCAACAACGGAGGCTCGGAGCAGGGCGGTGGCAGTCAGGACACGGGCGGGGGGCTGGAGCCGTAAAGGAGAAATCTAATGGCGGCAGACGTGTCGCAAGTCGCATCGTAGGCCCCGGCCCTCTTTGCGGCGCAACCGAAGCCCGACTGTTATGATTATCGACACGGCGAAGACAACCGTGGGCGGCAGTCGGGCTACTTTATGGGGGTATTTTGGTTTTGATTGCTGATGGAAGGCAAGGAATCGTGCAAGCAGTCATGCTTTGAAATGGCAAAACAAATAAACGCTAAGGTTGTCAATATGACTCCCCGTGCTTCTTACCGCGCTGCGGCATAAGCACCTCGCGGGTGACTTGCGAAGGAACATAAAGGTCACGGCTCGTTTTCCGCGTTTTCTCAAAATGCGGTGGTGGAACGCTCGTCCAGCTATCTGGTCAGCCCCAACGCACGTAAAAAGTTTCTATAAGAAGTCAGTAAGACGAGGGTTCGACTCCCTCTACCTCCACAATCAAACCCATCGGTTTCGGTGGGTTTTTATCGTATCACATAATTAAAAGGAACTATGGGAGAAGTAAAAGCACCGGACATTCCATGTCCAGAGAAGAAGTTCGACTTCATGACTGAGGAAAGGTTGCACGAATTATTGAGCATCCTTTTGCCTCATGGTTACAGCCACTACGACGGCACATTCTACACGGGCGTTTCGCCTTACATCGGCAAAGAGCACAACATCATCACTATCGTTGCCAACGACCCGAACTGGTCGGGCTGTGTGTTCTCAATCTGCATGGATAAGTTCAGCGACAACGAAGACGAGGAAAACAGCCTCGGATTCTACAAAGGCATCATGAAGGTGATTGCGCCAGAACTTTATTGCGCAGACGATAAGTTCAAAGACGAAATGAACGTGCTCGACTTTGATTGGGCTGATGACAGCGTTCAAGAGAATGCTTTCCCCGTCGAAGTGAAGTATAAACCATTCTGAAAAATGAACGACCTACAACAACTTCAACAAGCCAAGGAGCAGTGCATCGCCGACTTGAGCGATGCACTTTCTAATTATGCCAACAGGCTGAACAGCATCGACGAGCGTCTGATGATTTATATCGAGGATGCGCTGTCGAACAATGCGAGTCATGCGAACCTGTATGAGCTTCTGGGAATCAGAAAGACGCTCCGACTGATGGACTCCTACGACCTCGACATTCCAAGGGCGCGACGGAAAATCACCGCCATAGAGGGGCAGTGGAAGGACGGGCGGCATGTGAAGGGCGGACTGAAATTCTCGACACCGCGAGGACAGCAGCACGTCCGGCTGATGCCGTTCCAGGTGTATGCCGAGTGCAGCATCCACATGTTCGTGACGGACGTTTGCATGGAGCGACCCTACTACGAGGGCGACGCGCTGCTGCCGTCGGAATGGGTTGGCAAGGACGGCATGGTATGGGACACCCGCAGGCTGATTCAGGAGGCGCACTGGTTCTTCACCCGTAAGAGCGGCAAGACGGAGCTGGGCGCGGCTGAGGACTTCACGGAGGTTTGTTTCCTCGGTGACGTGAACGGTCAGGCGTTGATAGCCACGAACTCATCTGAGCAGAGCCAGATAGCATATAAGGCCATCCGCGAGTTCGCCATGCAGATTGACCCCACTTGCACGAACCGCATGGGCGGCAAGCTGTTCCGCATGACCCGCAACGGCATGAACTGGCAGCCAGGGCACCGAATGAAGGGTGAAATCAAATGTCTGTCGGCTGGTAAGACCTCGAAGGACGGTCTCTATGCCTCGGTGGTTCATGCCGATGAGCACGGTCAGGCGCGATATGTGAACGGCGTGAGCGACATGCAATCGACGGTCGAAACGGCTTGGGGCTCGACCGGTCCCCGTCGTGAGAAATTGCTGCTGCATACTACCACCGCCGGAAAGGTGAAGGACGGGCCGTATAAGACAAAACTCGAACAGGTGGAAGCCTCGCTGCTTCAGGAACTCGACTACCCGCTGGGCGAGCCGCACCGCACACCCGAAGACTATTGGACGGCCATGCTCTTGCAACTCGACAAGTGGGAGGTGACCGATGACCTGTCGAAGCTGGACGACCCCGAACTGTTCAAGAAGGTGAACCGCTCGATAGGTACGACGGTGCAACCGACCTACTACCGCGAACGACTCCACGAGGCCGCCACCGGCACCGACGACACGAAGCAGGAGGTCTTAACCAAAGACTTTAATATGTGGCAGTCAGACAGGTTTGTCAAATGGCTCTCTGGCGACCAGATACGGCCAAGGCAGGTGGAGCGACGGATTACCGATTGTAAGTACGAGGACGGTTGGAACATCTTCGTGGGACTCGACTTCGGTGGGAATGATGACCTGTTCGCCATCACCTATCTGGGCGTGAACTACCGGCAAAACATGCCAGCCGACCAGCGGATGTTTGCCGACACGGAGGCGTGGATCGTGGAGAGCGCGATGAAGGACAGCCCCAACCGTGCGCTCTATGAAATGTGGGCCGAGCAAGGTTGGCTCAAAGTCTGTCCGGGCGAGGTCTTTAATCCCGACTACGCCATCAACGATCTCATGGCGAAGAACCAACAGGGCTTGAACCTCTTTATGTTCGGCTACGACCCAGCGCAGAGCATCCAGCCCATCAACACCATCAAGGCGTGGTTGCAATCCCTCGGCATCGACGCGCAGACCATCAAGCGCATGGTAGTCCCCGTGCCGCAGTCGTTTGTCAATATGAACGGACTGATTCAGAAGTTGGAGTGGCTGCTATTGGGTCAGGAGTACAACATCGACAGCGGCGGCTGGAGTTACACCAACGACACCCCGTTCCTGTATCTCTCCAACAGTCCCCTCTGGCCTTGGTGCTTCGGCAATGCGAAGGTGGAGATTTCGTCGAGCGAACTCCGTGCCATCCGCAAGACCCAGCAGCACACGAAGATAGACCCCATCCACGCCCTCCTCGATGCGTGCTACGTGTTCGATTTGAGCGAGGGTAATGTGCAACAATAGTAAACCCACGACGCAAATATCTATTAACTTAAAAGTGAAAACAGTATGATTTACGAATACAAGAACAACAACCGCGACGGCATGAACCTCGGCAACGTGACGGTGGGGTTCATGCTCGGAGTAGTAGCCTGCCTGCTGATGACCATGTGCAGCTCGTGTACCACGACGAAATACGTCACCGTGCCGGAATACCACACCGACACGGTGCTGGTGAACAAGACGGTGCACGACTCTATATGGGTGCACGACTCGGTAATGGTTACACAATACCAGAAGGGCGACACCATCTATCAGGAGTGCGAGAAGTGGCACACGAAGTATGTGCTGAAGGAGGTGCACGACACCACCTACATCAGTAAGATTGACTCCATCCCGCAGCCCTACCCCGTAGAGGTAACGAAGGAAGTGCCCGCAGAGCTCAGCTGGTGGCAGCAGGCGCGGATGTACGTTGGAACCATTACACTAATAGCATTACTTGTCATCATCATAATTTATTTACTACGTTATTACTTGCAAAAGCATGCCCTTCCGTGAGGACCGGCTAAATAGGCTATTTTTATAGTTTTAGGTTTATAGTTTATATTACACACACTTTTAGATTTTTAGGATTCTTTCTTCGCCCCCGAACCCTCCAAGCGTGGATGCGGTTCGGGGGCTTTTTTTTGTTTGACCCCTCCCCAGCCCTCCCGTGGGAGGGAGTGAATGGAGGAGTAAACCTTGACAGGAAAAATGCGGGGAAGGTATATGGCAGATATAAGTGGTGCATTTGAAGTTGATGGACTCGTCAAGCAGAAGCAAGAGTTGGAGTCCCTGATGATGAGCAACCCAGAAATGGAAAAACGGGTACAGAAGCTCATCCGTCAGATATTGTTGGCTACACGTCGCATGGTTAGCAACGATGCCAAGGGCGCAATGAAGTCAGACCCGCGACAGGCATACAAGGCCGTGAAGAGTGCCGTATATAAGCGCATACTTGGTGGTAGCATTAGCATCCTGAACAGAAAGAATGCCAAGGGCGGTGGTACCTATGAGCCCCCACGCCGAGGTACTAAGGACCCATTTGGACGCGGAGGAAATCGTGTACTCCGCGGACAGCGCACCCAGCAGGTGATGTCATACCAAGGTGCTGATCGTGCATTCATCCTTCGATTTCTGAACGCGGGTACAGATGTCCGTGATGCAGGAACCCGCGGCGGCCGTCTGAGCGGTAATCGCGGTCGCATAGCAGCCCGCAACTTCTTTGCCAGCAGTTCGCACTCAGCCATGCGGCAGGCAGCAGAACAGCTCAGCACCCTTATTGACGAAATGATTAAACAAGAAATGAAATAAACTATGGCAGATGTAATATCTCGGTTAAAATTAGACAGCGGCGATTTTGATTCCAAAATCAAGCGTGCTAATCAGGAGCTGCTTGCATATTCCGACCACTGCAAGAAGATGGGCTTGGAGATGGGCTATGCCAACAAGGATGCGAGGCAGTTTGCAAAAGCCTTGGGCGACATGCAGACAGTATCGAATACTGCCCGTGGTAAGCTGAACGAGTTGACGGAGGCTTTCGTCAACCTAAAAGCCATGTATAACCAAATGACCGATGCGGAGAAGCAGAATGCCTTTGGTAAAGAACTGGCTGCATCGCTCGACAAGTTGAAGGGCCGTATCGACGAAGCAAAGCAGAACCTGAACAGCGTTAATGCAGAACTTGGCAACACTAAGCAAGCAGAGCAAGGAGCCACCAGCGGATTGGAGGGCTTGACCTCCGCTCTGGGCATCAACGTGAAGTCGCTCATGGGATGGGGTGCTGCTTTGGCCGCTGGTAAGATGGCGCTCGATGTAGCTAAGGATGCCTTCTATGCATCAGAGGCAACAGTCGATGAGTGGGGCCGCGTGGTTGATTCAAGCAAGAGCCTATATGAAGGTTTCTTGACAGCTCTCAACACTGGTGACATCAGCGGCTATCTCGGTCGTATTGACGAGATCGTGAGTGCAGCGCGTACAGCCTACAACGAGCTGGACCGTCTTGGCACCATGAAGACAATCCAGGCTCCAAAGGTAAGCGCCCAGCAGACCGAAAACGAGCGCATCCGCTCGATGATACAGACTGGTCGCTATATTGCCCCAATAGACGGTCGTAGAAATGCCGTGTTTAATGGCAAGGAGATGCAGAACGGCGACAAGCTGACAGCCGGACAGATTCGCGCTCTGGAGAAGCAACTGCAAAACGGCATGCAGAATATCGTCAAGCTCGTTGGCAACGAGGTGAAGCAGACCGGCAAAGCTATCGACGCTGTATATAATCGACAGGCGAAAGAACTCGGTATGGGAGTGAAAGAGTTCCGTAAGGGAACATCATCTATGGCCGAGTTCGACAAGCGCATGGCTGGTTATGACAAGTACCAGCAATGGCGCACACAGCACACTACGATAGACCAATCGACTGGCCGCGAGATAGTGGCCCGTGGCAATCCATACCAGGAGTTTGCCAAGTGGGGAACATTCCGCGTAGATGGCGACAGATATAAGAACCTTGTGCAGCTCATTCAGCAGCGCGACCAGCAGGCTGGCCAAGCCTACGGCATGCAGTCGCAAGCCTATCGCACCATGAACCGTGCTGAAGGCTTCACCGTGAGCAAGTTGCTAAGACCTGGTGGCTCTGGTGGCGAGGGTGGCAAGACTGACGTGCAGTTTGCTGATGACTCCATCATGGCACAGGAGAAGCTGGTGCAAGAGCTGACGCAGAAGTGGAAGACGGCAAGCGGTGAATTGCGCGAGGGCTATCTGAAGGACCTGACGGCCGCTCAGAACAAGTTGAACGAAATGACAGGCAAGGGAGCATCAGCCCCCGAAATGGTCACCGGCTTGTCAGGCTTCAATGAGCAGACCATCGCTGCATGGACCACAATGATGAAGTCGGAAATATCAAAGGCAGACATAGGCAGCGACTTCTATAACAGCCTCGTGCAGAACGTGAGCGATATGAATACGCTGACTACTGCTGTACAGGATGCCATGAAGCTGGGTCTGAAGATACCACAAGAGGACGTGCAGGAGATGTTTGAGACCGTCTTCGACCGTGGCAACCTGCCTGAAGACCTCTACGGTGGCATGATCCAGAAGTTCATCGACGAGTTCAAGGAAAAGACCGGCAAGGAATTGCAAGTTGGTGAGGATGGAAGTCTGTCTGCACCGTCAGAAAAGAAGAAAGGCAAGGACGATGACGACTTCAAGAAGCTCAATGGTGAAATAGGAAAACTGACAGGTGGACTGTCGAATGTCTCCAGCGGTCTGAAGGCATTCGGCATCGAGATACCACAAGAGGTTGACCAGGTAATAGGCGTTATCAATGGTATCAGTCAGGTCATCAGTGGTGTAGGGTCTATTATCAGCCTATTTAGCACAACGGCACTCACCGCCAATACCGCAGCCATTGCAGCCAATACAGCAGCATTAGCCATGAATACTACAACAAACTTCATACCGTTCTTCGCTCGTGGTGGTATTGTTCCACACGCTGCCAACGGATACTATGTACCTGGCAATAGTTTTAGTGGAGATAACACCCCGATCATGGCGAACGCTGGCGAGCTCGTGCTCTCGAAAAGCCAGCAGGGAAATTTGGCATCACAGCTCGAAGGCGGTGGAATGCAGAACCTGAAAATCGACTGGGTGTTGAGGAGCGATAAACTCTATGCGGTTATGAATAATCGCGGCCGTCGCACAGGTAAAGGCGAATTGGTACAACGAAACAGAATATAAGACTATGGCATACGGCATCAGATGGCAGATGGACTTCTGCAACGTGGCTGACAAGAAATATCGGGTGAATATACTCGACGAGGGGTGGACGGGCAGCGTTACACAGCTGACCGGCTCTGATGAACCATTCGTCATTGAGGAAGATGACGACGACGACACTTTTACGCCCATCCGCACCAAGACGGGCTATATCAATATCGTCACGGACAACATCAACCTGATTCGTAGCATTATTCCGACCACCGGTGCAACTCGCAAGGTGACTGCCCTGGAATATAACGCCACCAGCAGCACCTGGGAGACTATCTTTGAGGGATGGGTGCAGCCACAGTTGATAGACATCGACATCTGGCAGGGCAAGACGGAGATAGGCATCCCCGTGGAGTGCTGCTTGTCAGGTCTGAAGTACAGAATGTATAAGCGTAGCGGTTTCATCTATCTCAACGAGTTCCTGGCTGACGGTCTCAGCAACTTCAACGACTTCATCTTCCAGTGCTCAGCTCTGACGAGTGTTGACTTCCAGACGGTCGATGATAGCTTCTGGCTCTGCAACAAGTTTACATCGGTATTGTTTACAGACCAAACCTACTACGACATCCTGGAGGCTATCTGCATCTTCTTCGGTTGGACCTGTCGCACAATGGGAGAGACGGTGTACTTCGTAGCCAACCGCAACGTAGATGACACCTACAACCCCGACCTGTACCGCATCAATCTGGATGCGTTGCGCTCCATTTCAGGTGCAGCCTACGACGCGACAGCAGTAGCGTGGAATGAAGAATACCTGCCCAGCGACGGCATAGCCTCAATGAATGCAAAGATGGTGATGCAAGAGGGAGCGTCGCAAGGTATCGTGCGCTGCAACCTTGATCCGTATGATGAAGTCATTGAGCCAGAAGAGGACGTTATCAAGCAGGATATTCAGACCAATACGTTTCCACAGCCTACAGAATACCACACCGAGACGCAGGAGCCTGGCGGTGACTGGGACGTAATAAGGTACTACCAGTCGTTTGGACCGCTCACCATCGGAAACGTTGAGATAGATGGTTACAATACGCAGCGATTCCTTCATAATGATGCTGACCATGCCGGTAATACAGACATCACGCTGATGCACCTCTTGTTCAATGTGTTGCAAACATATCATACAGAGGAGCGCGATGTCTATGACCCAGATTCTGGAACATATGAGAGGGTGGTCATCAATACGCTCGGAACGTACAATGGTTTCTTGCGGATGGAGACAACATCCACATTCGTATTTACGGAGGGAAAGCTCACAGTATCATTTACTCAGCCATTATTCCCTGCTTATTTCCGAGTTACATTTGCCATCAAGGTAGGCACGCTCTGGTACAATCCGACCACGCGCCAATGGCAGCAGACATTCTCTGACACCGACTTGCGCATCACAGTAGGATGGGGACAGAAATACAATATACCTATCGGGAACACGACAGGTACCGTGATGCTATACATCTTTGAGGAGTCATCATTCGGCAACTGGACGGTTGAATATGAAGCCAATAGTACAGAGATTATAGACTCAAGTATTAGAGAAATCGTGCACACGAAATCGACTGACAAGAACTTCTCGCTGAAGAAAGAGATTGAGTCGAAGTTTGCGCTGAAGGAAAATCTCATAGCGATGTCGAAGAACTTCATCTTCAAGCCAGACCTGACACCAAGAACATCGCTGTGGGCTGACCTGACAATGACAGCTACGTTCAATCCACTGGACCGCCTGTCATCGGAAATCGTGGAAGAGATGAGGAATGTTGGCGAGATACTGGAGCTGGACATCCGCCACAGCCTCGTGCCTGGTATCAACCCCATCACGAAGTTCTACATCGAGTGGTTCGACGCTACCTACTACCCCATCAGCATCACTAACGACCTGTTCAATGACAGGGATACTATTAAGTTCACGAAACGTCTCATCAGTTCAAGTTCATCGTAAGCTATGGCAAGAGAAAGAATACTTGTGGGCAGTCGCGCTTTCTTCGACGGCATGCCCGACTTTCACCCACACGACAGCGACTGGGTGGAGTTCTACAACCCTGAAGAGGTATCGTTCCAGTATAAAAATGTGCTGAAGGAAGGTCGCAACTGCGTGTTTCAGATAGCACGCCGTCCGAAACAGGAGCGCATCAACTATGCGCTGGCTCACGAGCGCCCCTACTCGCTTTGTATGTTCCTGGTTCCACGAGTATGCCAGGAGTTTGGCATGACGCTGGAAGACCTGGAACAGTTGCGCCCCATGCGCGAGAACCTGAACCCACGTCACCTGTATCTCGGAGTGATCTACGACGAATATATGAAGAATGGCAGCATGACGCTAACAGAAGACCAGCGTCAGCATGCCTTTGTAGAATATCTTAATAACCGTAAAAAGTAACAGTATGAAAAAGGAAATCATCTCGTTCATTCTCCTGTTGCTCTACTTTATGGGAGCTATCGGAGGTTTTGGCTACGCAGTCTATGGTGACGCGAAGCTCATCAGCGTAGCAGTATTGGTACTGGCTGGTATGGCATGGCCAACAGCTAAGAAGTGCCTGGACAACTTGCTGAAGTAATAGAGCTGGGTGAGGCGAGTAAACCTCACCCGCTTTTATACAGGTAAGTAAAAAGAAATAACACGTATATGAAAGGAAAAAACGTTATACTGAAGATGAATGGCGTGTCCATCGCTGCTGCGAAGTCTTGCGACGTGAATGTGTCTGCAAGCACTATTCCTACAGCATCGCCTTCAGATGGTGATTGGGAGCACTCTATACCAGGCCGCAAGTCGTGGTCAGCCAGCTGTAGCCACTTGGTGACACAGATAGCTGACTCGGTAGCCATGGTGGGGCAGGTGGTGACGCTGACATTCCAGCCCGTGAGCGACACGACATTCGCAGGCACTGTAGCCAACCCCACACTGACAACCGGCTCTGCTCCCCTCAGCGGCACCATAGTATATGACACCACGCGCAAGGACTTCCTCTTGAAGTACACACCTGCTGCTGGTGTGGTGGTGTATTTCCAAGACTTCACCTTCAAGCCCGCTAAGATAACGGGCGCATATTATTACGACACGGTGGGCGGTAAGTGCTACAGATGGACTGGGAGCGATATGCAGGAGGTGGCAGCACTCACTGGCTCTGCAATCGTGAAGCAATGGAAGGGGACATTTACACTCGGAAACCTCGCACAGGGATCTTACTCTTTCGAGGGTAGCGGCGCATTATCAACTCCGTCATAACTCATTTATTAACCAATAAACCAATAGGAGATTTTAATCATGAAACGATTACAGAAAGTATTAAGGAGTGAAAAAGCTGACGAGCCGCGCACCTTCTTGCTGTCGCGCATCACGTTCGCCGTGTGCTTTTTCGTATCGGTGGGTCTTATAGTAGGCGGCTTCTTCGTCCCACCTATGGGAGCCATCGACGGTTCCTGCCTTACAGCCGTCGGAGAATTGCTACTATTCCCTACAGTATTGTATGCCTACCGTGCCATTGAGCTGGGCTTGACGGTGAAGTTCAACCACGGAGACACGACTATTGAAATATCTAAACGAAAACCAGAAGAAGAATGACGAAGATGACCACACACTTTACAATGGAAGAGCTCTGCGCCTCGGCAACCGCCAAAGCAAAGGGCATCATCAATCAACCCACGACGCAGCAGATGGTGAACCTCGTGTATCTCTGCGCCTACGTTTTGGAACCCTTGCGCGTTGCCATGAACGAGCCTATCAAGATAGGCAGCGGCTTCCGCTGTGAGAAGCTGAACAAGGCAGTGGGCGGAGTGAAGAACAGCCAGCATATGACCGGACAGGCCGTGGACCTCTGCATTGATGGCGACCTAAAGAAGGGTAAGAAGTGGTTTGCCTATATCCGCGACCACCTACCCTTTGACCAGCTCATCTGGGAGCACAACTCGAAGGGAAACTACTGGGTACACGTCAGCTATGTGTATCCCGACTTTGGGAAAAACCGCAAGCAGGTAATTGATAACCTGCTGAAGAAATAAGGAAGCCGTGAGGCCCCTATCGTTCATAATAATGTTTGTTTTAAAAGTAAATGTCGAATTTTTTGTATTAATAAGTAAGGTATTTTTTTAATTGTTTTAGTAAACATTGGGCTACAGCGGTAGCCCTTTTTCTTTCGCTTTGCCGGTTGGCAAAGTAAACCCCAGCCCTATTTCTGACGGCATAGTAAATAACAGAAATATGGCATATTCAAGTGGATATTTACACAACATCGTGACCATCAGGAACAAAGTTGTGGCGACTGGTTTTGGCGAGACGACATCGTGGCAGGATGCTGGATGCGTTCACGCCCGCAAGGTGTGGAAGAGTGGCAACAAGGTGCTGCGTGAGAGTGCGCTGGACGCTATCGACGTGGTAATCTTCAGAATGCGCTGGAATAACATCGTAACACGCGACAGCTTGCTGGTGTGCGATGGAAAGACCTACCAGATTCTATCGCTCGAAGGCGACCGTCAGGAGGACCAGATAGAAATCAAGGCGCAGGAGGTGGTGAACGGCGCACCCGTGCCGACACCTACACCAACGCCATCTATCAGTGACATCTAACTAACCCCCAGAAGATATGAAGAAAACAGTAGCCATTGTGCACTACAATACGCCGGAACTGACGGAGGCGTGCATCCTGAGCATCCGACGACATAGCGGGCAGGACTACCGCATTGTGGTGTTCGACAACTCAGACAAACGACCGTTCCTGAAGATGAAGGAAGTGGAGGTGATAGACAACACCAAAGGGCAGATATTCAACTTCGAGCAGGAGCTGAAGAAGTACCCCAACAAAGACGAGGCCGTGGGCGAGATTAACGGCTACGGCAGCGACAAGCACATGATGTCGGTGCAGGCTCTTTGGGACCTGCTGCCCGAAGGCTTCATGCTGATAGACAGCGACGTGCTCATCAAGTCGAGCTTCGACTGGATGTTCATGCCGCACGAGTGCTGTTGTGGTTACGTGAGCCATCAGATGTCGAAGCCGCGACTGATGCCGATGCTGCTGTGGATAAACGTGCCGCTGTGCAAGTCTGGCGGTGCGCGGTTCTACGACCCCGCCCGCTCTTGGGCTCTCAACAAAGGCCAACGATGGGACACCGGCGCGGCATTCCTCGACGACATACAACGCCTGAAGCCCAAGTGTCACGGCAAGGCGATTAGCCGCGACGTGATCCTGACGATGATTGAGCACTACAAGCAAGGCTCGTGGGGCCGCTCGAACATCAAGCAGCAGGCGAAATGGCTCAGCGACCATGCCGACCTGTGGGAGCCGTCGCCCCGCGAGAAGGGCATCAAAGACGTAGCCATCTGCGTCATCGGGCGCAAC